GACCCGAAGACGCCGGGCAGGGCGTCACCGAAGCCGACGACGACCTCGCACTCGTAGGTCATGTCGAAGTTCGGGTCGATCTCACTCAGCGCAGCCAGAGCCGGGCGGATCTTCCGGTCGATCAGATCCTCGGTCACGGTGACGCCGCCCAGCGTGTCGCCCAGGTAGTCCTCGGGCTTGCGGTCGCCGGCCAGTACGCCCTCCATGATGGTGTGGCAGAGGGTGCCCTCGTCGGCGTAGCGGGAGGACGGGCGCTCGGGCATCTTCTGGCAGAGCGCCACGGAGCCGGGGCAGGCCATGACCCGCTTGGCGGTCGAGCCGCCGACGATATTGCTGTGCGCTGCCATCCTACCCTCGTTTACCGTCTGAGCCCCCGATATACGACAACAGAACCTGTTGCACAAGTGCCGAGTTGGCGGTAAGAGAAAGTCATGCGCGAGAGCGAGATCGAACGGCACCTTGTCTGGCACGTCAACCGGCTGGGCGGCGTGGCCTACAAGTTCAAGTCGGTGAACCACCGCGGCGTGGCGGATCGGGTGGTCTGCCTGCCGGGCGGCCAGACCTGGTTCGTCGAGTTGAAGACGAAGGGTGGCCGGCTGGCGCCGCTCCAGCGGCTGTTCGCGCAGGACATGGAACGCCTCGGGCAGCGGTACGCCTGCCTCTGGACTAAGGAGCAGGTGGATGCCTGGGTTGCGACCCTACCAGGATGAGGCGGCCGACTTCCTCTACGAGCGCGACCGGGGGATGATCCTGGCGCCCGTGGGGGCGGGCAAGACCGCGATCACGCTGACGGCGATGGCGGCGATGGTGGCCGACGGCCACGTCCGGCGCTGGCTGGTGCTGGCGCCGAAGCGCGTCTGCACGGACGTCTGGCCGGTTGAGGGGCCGAAGTGGGCGCCGGGGCTCACCATCGCGGTCGCGGTCGGCACGCCCCGCCAGCGCGAGGCGGCGTTCGCCTCCGACGCCGCGGTCGTGGTCACGAACTACGACAACCTCCAGGCCCTGACGGACCTCGACGGCTTCGACGGCGTTGTCTTCGACGAACTGACCCGGCTGAAGAACCCGTCGGGCAAGCGGTTCAAGGCGCTGGAGGCGAAGATCGAACGCTTCCGCGTCCGCTGGGGCCTCACCGGGTCGTTCACGTCAAATGGCCTGGAGGACGTCTTCGGCCAGTGTAAGGTCGTGGACCAGAAGCTGCTAGGCCGGTCGAAGGGCGCCTTCCTCCAGAAGTACTTCGTCTGCCTCAACCGCGAGTACGGCGCGTGGATGCCGCGCAAGGGCGCGCTGGGCGCGGTCATGGACGCCATCCGCCCCGCCACCTTCGTGCTGGAGCCGGGCGAGTACAAGGACAAGCTGCCGCCGCTGCACACGGTTGAGATGCGCTGCGACTTGGCTGACCGGGCACCCTACGAGAAGATGAAGAAGGACTTCCTGGTCGAGTTGAAGGGTGAGCAGATCACGGCGCTGTCGGCGGCGGCGGTCACCGGCAAGCTGCAACAGATGGCCAGCGGCTTCGCTTACAATAACCAGACCGTAGCGCAAGAAACGGCGGGTAAGTTTGCATTACAGCAGAAGGCCGTCTGGTTCTCGCCGCACAAGTTCGACCTGCTGGACGAGATCCTGTCCGAGAACCAGCGGGACAACACCATCGTCGCCTACGCCTACAAGGAAGAACTGGCGGAACTGAAGCGCCGCTACCCCAACGCGGCGACGCTGGACGACTACGACGCCATCAACCGATGGAACGCCGGCAAGATCGAACTGTTGCTGGTCCACCCGAAATCGGCGGGGCACGGGCTGAACCTCCAGCACGGCGGCAACAAGATGGTGTTCTTGTCGCTGCCCTGGTCGCTGGAACTGTTTGAACAGACGGTCGGGCGCCTGCACCGCGGCGGCCAGACCAAGCCGGTCTGGGTCTATGTGTTACTATGTAACAAGACCATTGACGAGCGGATCTGGGCTGCGCTTTATGACAAGCGCGCCGTCTCGGACATCGCGCTCGACGAACTCAAGGGAACGACGACATGAATTGGCGGGAACTGAACGCCCGGCTTGGTAGCTTGCGCGAGGACGAACTGGAGCAGATGATCCGCACGGAAATGAAGGGTGAGCGCCGCCCCACCCTTCTGATCCGTATGCACCAGCGGTTCACCGTCCTGCGTAGCCTGCGCGAGCGGCGCGAAATCCTGAGTGTGGCTACGTCAGAAGCCCCAGCGCAGTAGTGTACCGCTCCCGCACGTCCTGGATGCCGATCAGCCCGCCGTTGATGCGCTGACGGCAGCGGTCCACGGCCCCGGTGTCAGCCAGGTCGTTGCAGTTGTTGGCGTGCCAGAAGACGGCGGCGCTCTCGGCCGCGCCCTCCCGCGTCTCAATCCACTCCGGCAGGGTGTCGAGCGGCATGTTCACGATCTCAGCTAGGCGCTCGTAGTTGAACCGGCCGGTGGTCTGCATCAGACCGCGGCCGATAAAGCGCCACCCGTCGCCGGGGTTCTTGTTCCCCATGCGCCCGCCGTAGGCGGCCTCGGCAATGGCCTTCTGGTCAGCGGCCTGCTTGTCGGTGCGGCCCACCTCGGCGGCGTACTCTGGCGTGAAGTACTTCGGCCACTGCTTCACCAGGGCCTCGGGGCGGTAGTTGAGGCTTTCACGGAGCCGACGCCCGCCGGCCGTCTCATGGCCCGTGTTGGCCAGGAACATCGCCACGCGCTTCGACGTGTTGATCTCGTAGCGGCGGCAGGGGCCAGCCAGCACATCGGCCCAGCCAGACGGGTCCGTCCAGTTCAGACCCATCAGCAGTCGCGCAGAGATCATCGCTTCTTCTTATCGGCGGCCGACCACGCGGCGCCACCGAGGGTGATGGCGGCACCCACCACGGCCTCGGCCGTCGCGGCGTCCAGCGTCCCGCGGGCGACCAGCAGGCCGCCGACGAAGGTCAGAATGTGGCGGGCGAAGCCGAGCCAGACTTCCTTGGGCATGGTGTCCTCCTACTTGTCTGCCTTCTGCTCAAGCCGCTTGAAGATGGCGTTGAGCATTTCCTTCACGTCGCGGATGTCGTCCTTGTAGTCGTCCTTGCTGACGTACTTCGTGTGGATGACCCGCTCCAGGCTTTTCATCTCGTCCTGCAACAGCCGGATCGAGTCCCAGACCACCTTGAGCATCCACCCCATCGCCGTGCCTGCCACGCCGACGACGATGTTGACCAGATCCTGCGTCATAGGCGCCAACCTTAGCGAGACATGGCGTTGTAGTTGTAGGCGTTCTCATCCGGCGCCATGGCGTTCATTACCTGCGGGACGGCCCGGAGAGCCGGGTTCCGAAGCGCCTCGGCGGTGGCTTCAAAGGGGCGCCGCGTCGCAGCTACGGTAGCGGCTTGATTGGCTTCGCGGCGAAGGGCGCGCTCCAGCGCGTTCGCCGTCGTCTGCGGGTCCATAAGGTCCGTGGCGATCCGCATGGCCAAGTCGCGGTTCAACCGGCCCTCGAACTTATCCAAGACCATGTTGGTGACCGTGGCGACGCGGTTCAGAAAGTTGAGCCTAGCCGACCCCGACGCTTCCGACATAACGGCTTCAATGTTCGGTATGTTCGTCCGCGCGCGGCGGGCGAGCGCGTTCGCTTGCTCCTCTCGGGCCAGATCGCGGCGGATGCTATCGACCGTCCTAATCTGCTCCGGCGTAAGGACGTCGGACAGGTACGAGAACCGCGTCTGCCCCGTGGCGCGCTTGATGGTGGCGGGCGCCTCACGAATGGCGCCAGCGAACATGCCGGCTCGCGTCGCTTCTCCCGTCAGCGGCTGCGTCAGGCGGCTCTCAAGGAACCGGCCAACCTCCGCTTGGTTGACAGGGCCGCTGGCGGTTTGGAACGCTTCGCGCGCCGCCCGGTACGCCGGAGACTGGCTGTCAATCCAGCTAAGAAGCTGCTGACGGGTGCTGGCAATAGCGGCGCGCTCGGCCCTACCCAAACCAGACGCAGGGTCCGCGATCAGTTCATCAAGACCGCGCTTGACGTATTGAAGATCGCGAACGCTGTAGTTGGCCGGAGGTTCGGGCGCCGCTGCGGGCGCCGGAACAGGGCGGCCGTCTGGGCCAAGCAGCCCCGATGCGGTCGGCGGCGCGGGCGGTTCGGGAGGGCGTAGCGAGAACGGGCGGTTCTCCTCGGCGGCGATCCGCGCGGCTCGCTCAATGGCGCCCCGCATGGACGGCCGCGCCATCAGCGTCTCAATAGTCGCGTCGGCCGGGATGATGTCGCGCTCGGCGCGGGTGAACATCGGCCCTGTCTGGGCCGCGCGAGCCTCCCGCGCAGCCTCCAGCGAGCCGCCGCGGGCGGGCATCGTGCCGGTCGCCGTCACGTCAGGCGCCGCCGCAAGGCGAGCGCGCGACTCTTGCGCCGGGGCGCCGCTGACCTCGCGCATGGCCGACAGGCGGCCGCGGGACTGCTCGGCAGCGCGAGCGGCCACTTCGGACGGGAGGACGCGCTCGGCCGACTGGGCGAACGCCGTAAACTCAGCCGCACCCGTCGGCGCGACGATTTGCGACGGCAGAGGGCGAGAACCAGGCACGATCTCAGCCTGCGGGCTGCGAAGCGCCTCAACGATCTCAGGGCCGCGCCCAGCCGCCGCCGACAGGTACGCCGCCGCTTCGGGGTCCGTCGCGCGGTAGCTGCGATCAACGGCCGCAGCCGCGCCCCGCCCAGCCAGCGCAATCGGTGCGATAATCGGCGTCAGCGGATTGGTGGCGGCCTCTGCGGTGCGTAGCGCACCTGCGGTGCGAGTGGCACCAGCACGCCCAGCCGCCACAGCCCCGCCACCAAACAACATGGATATGTCCGCGAGAACGCCGATCGGATCTTCCGCAATCTTGTTGCGAAAACCTTCCTCCGACCCATAGTTGCGGGCGTATTCACCGCCGACGGCGCTGGCAACCTCGCTGATGCGCCGTGTCGTCTCAGGGTTGTCGAGCCGGTCGATAGCCTCAAACACGCCTGCCGGCAGTACACGGCGGGCACCAGCCCGCAAACCACCCGCCGCCAAATCCGCTAGGCCTTGCACCGTCTGAACGGGGTTGGTGACGGCCTCAAGAACGCCGCCGTAGAACTGCTGGGCGCTGGCCGGCAGGTTTCGCATTGCGGCGCCCGGCACTTCCGACCATGAGCGGCGCGGTTCCGGCATACCTTCAGAGGCTGGCTGACGGCCGCCACCACCCAACGCCGTCTCGACTTCACGCGACAGCACGTCTGGCGCGATACCGTCAGGGGCGGTGATCTCAAATCGGCGGCCGTCCGGGGTAGAAACTTCGTATCGCATGGCGCGCCCCTACTGGATCGGCCGGATGATAATGCCGGACGGCAGGCGGATTTCGCCAGGGGTTTCGCTCGGTGCGCCCGGCTCTCCGCGCGGGTTGGGCCGCGGACGGGCGGGCGCCGGCCCCGGCCGAAGCGTTTCCAGCGTCGGCGGCAGTTCCGTACCCGTCTCGCGGGCAAGGCGCTGCTGCACGCGGACCAGTCGATCACGGAGCGTGTTGACAGCGGCAAGCCTGCTTTCATACGTCTGTGTGCGGTCGCCAATCTTGGCGGCCTGCGCTTGCAGCGAGTCAAACTCGGCTTTGTTAAGGTCGCCCCGCATACGCGGCAGCAAGGACACCAGCGAAGCCTGTAGGGTTTCCAATTCGCTGGCGGCGATGTTGTTATACGTTTCACCAATACCCGTAGCGCGGGTCGCCAGATCTCGGCCAGCACCAAAAAAGCTACCCGTGGCCGTTTGCAAAAGACTGCCACCGCCAATGTCCGGCCGCGGCGCCGTAACCGCATTAATGATGTTCAGCGCCTCGGTCGTCGTTGTCAGGTCGTTGCGAGCGTCGGCGGCCGACCGCGCGCGCAACTGACCACGTTCACGACGGAAGGCCGCTTCTTCTTCTCGTTCAAATTTTTGCTCGCGGGCTTGGGCGATGTTCTGCGGGAACATTGGCGTTGGCGCGCCCGGCGCCGTAGCCGAGGCGGCGACGAAGGCGTTTGCCGGTGCGGGGGCTGCGGCTGGCGTGACCATCGCGTTCGTTCGCGCTGCGGGAACGGCAGCGGCAGCGGAAGCGGGAGCGGGAGCGGGAGCGGGAGCGGGAGCGGGAGCCGCAGCAGGGGCAGCGGCGGTCGGCGCCTCGCCGGGTTCACGCGCAGGCGCCCGAGAAGCGTCCAGCAGGCGGCGCGCCTCGCCGGGGCCGTAGTCCACGGCATTTCCGGCCCACGACAAGACTTGGTTGACGGTCAGCCCGCGAAGGAACGGGTTAGCCTCCATGACCTGCCGCGACACCAAACGGTCAATCGGTGTGCCTCGGTCCGCGTTCAACATCCGAACGGCGCCGTCAGCACCAAAGTGATGCGCGAGATAGACGTTGGTGCCGTTCGGTTCAATATTTGCGCGGCCCAGAGCCTGCACGTTCTGCTGGGTAAACGCCGGGCCAAGCACGTCCTCAACCTGGCGCCCGTCAGCAAGGCGCGCGCCCCGGAACCGCAGCACGTCCGCGTCCGAACGCCCCTGCGCCGCGTCTGGGAACGCGCGGCGGAACTGCTCCACAAAGGTGCGGTCTACAAACTGATACGGCCCTTGCGCCGACGAGCGCGGGTTCTGTCCGGTGCCCTCGGCGCGGCGGATGGACGAGTCGATGGCAAGTGGGTCCGTGGACCGCGAGGTCGGCATACGAGGCGCCGCCGCAGGGGCAGCAGCGGCCGTCGGAGGCGCTGCGGGCGCTGCGGGCGCTGTGACCGGAGGTGTCGCGGGTGCAGTAACCGGCGGTTCGCCCTCAAGGACAGGCCGCAGGCGGATGTTGCTGCCTTCGCGTGTACGCACAAACGGTGCGCCATCAACCATTGTGATGTCTGGGCGGTTTGCGGCAGCTTCTTCAGACGTGCTGCGGATAAGGCCTTCGGCTCCCAAAGCAAGGCGCTGGATCAACTCCGGGCTATACTCCGGGCGGAAGAACTCCGCGTACTGCGGGAACCGTTCAACAAGCGTTGGGCGCAGCCTTGCGTAGTCATCGGCGTTACGGACACCCACCAACAGGGTCTGCGCCGTCTGAAAGGCCTCGCGGTCGTTCTGCGACCGGATACGGTCGATCTGCGCCCGCTGGTACGCCTGCTGAGACGCGGCCTGCGCGAACTGCGGGGCCAGCATCGGCGCCGCGCGACGGACCTGCGCCAGCCCTTCGGGCGAATAGGGATCGACGCCCGACGACAGCAGACCGCGAAGCGCGTTGCGCTCCTGCGCCGTCTCCTGCGCCTCGGCCATCCGCATCCGGTTCATCTGGATGTTCTGGACGTTGCCGTAGATCTGCCCGACGTCGGGCATCTGGAACGGCCGGACCTGCAAGGCGATGGTGTTGTCAACCATGTGCGTGGCCCCTTACACCGTACCGCCAGTGTTCATTTGCGACGTTAGCATCTGGCTAATGTCGCCCGCGCCCATGCCACCAAACGCCCCAACTCCACCCGTAGACGGGTTCATGTAGCGATACATCAGATAGTTTGGCACACCCGATTGTAGCGCGCTTGTGAGGGCGTTCGCCGCGCCGACGTAGCCCGAGGCGCGGGCCTGACCGGCCCCAGTATAGCCCGTAGCCTGCGCGTTGCCGGCCGCCGTGTACGCCCCCGCCGCGCCGCGCCCAACGTCACCAGCGGCGTTTGTCAGCACGTTCGTGCCGGTCTGGCCAACACCCAGGAGGCTCTGAAGCGGGTTAAGTTGCGCGTTTCGCATCTGGTAAAAACGGTTGTAGGCGTTTCCATACTCGTTTGACGCCAGATCCTGCCCGAACCGTTGCACGCCCTTAAGCGTGGAACCGGACAGCAGGCCGCCGCGAGCCGCCGCCGACCGCTCAATCGCCTTCATGCCCTCGCTCATGCGGAAGCCGTAGCCGGGGTCGGCCTCGAAATCGGCCGTGCCAAAGTCGCGGCTGTAGCGGCCAAAGTCAGGCGCGCCTGCCTCGCCGCCCTCCAAGCCAAGCAGGGTCATCAGTCGGTTCTGGGCCGTAAGGCCAGCTTGGCGGAAGGGCGCCTGGAGTTCGACCTGGCGCTCAAACATCTCCCGCTGCGCGGCAGCGGCCTCCCGCGCGGCCTCAATCTGGGCGGTGGCAGCGTCGCGAGCAGCGCGGGCTTGCGTGCTGGCGGCGCGGCTGGAACCAAGGAGCCCGGCCCCGGCGCCAAGCGCGCTGGCGCCGAGGATGGCGGTGCCGGTCCCTATCGCCATGTGTCGGCTCCTTTAACAAAGGTGCGCTCCATCGGCTTGAAGCCGGCGCGAGCGTAAAACTTACTAGTCTTCTCTACGCGGTCGTCGTCGAGCGCAATCATAAAAAGCGCAGCAGCGCCGTTCTCCTGCGCCCATGCCTCCAGGGTATTGTAGAGCGCCTTGCCGGCGCCGCTACCCCGGGCTTCGGGCGTCAGCCACCACCAAAGCTCTTGGACGATAGTGTGCTGCGGGCTGAAGTAGAGCGGGTACTTGATGGCGCCGCAAATGCCGATCATCTGGCCATCTTTCTCGGCAAGCCAGACGCCGATCATCGGGTTTTCCACGGCGCCGATCAGAAAGTTGGCCACGCTGTCAGCATTAACCGGCACGACCGAACTGATGGGCGAGGCAGCGATAAACTGCGTCGCCAGTTCGGTGTAGCGGCCTAGATCCGCGTACTCAGCGTTGCGAACGGTGATTGTCACTGCGTTACCTCGCGCCCGCTGGCGCGGATGTTAAGCGCAGCGGCCGTGCCGGCGATAGTGGAAATGAAGGAGCCAGACGACAGCACCTGCCCGACAATTTCGGGGAAGGTGTACGTCTCGCCAGCCTGGAGCGTCTTCGTGCGGACAATCAAGTTGTTGTTGCCGGGCGCGCCAGACGCCGTGACGAGGTTGATGCTAATCGTTGCCGCGGTTGACGTGTAGTTGGTGGCCGTGAACTTGTCGATGATCGTCGTCACGCCGTTCGCCGTGTACTGGGTCGTCTGCGTCGCCTCGGCGGTCTTGGCCGGGATAAGGACGACTACGCTGACAGCCATGACCTATCCCTTCACGATGTTGACAAGGCGTGAGGACGCCTCGGTTGCGACAAACTCATGGGGCTCATCCGGCCGCCAATCCAGCACGTCGCCAGTTTTCACTTCGCGCTGCCAGCCCTTTCCGTGAACCCGGAAGGAACCACGCGCGGCCACGCTAATGTGGACATCCGCTTCGGTGTGGCTGTGCATGGGCAGCACGTCACCGATCTCCGGGAAGTCATAGATCATGCCGGTCAACTTGCCGAGCAGGAGAGGCTTGGCCTGGAGCATCAGAGGACGGCCGGGCCGCCGCCTTCGGGCAGCACAACAGGCGGGGGCGGAGGCGGAGGCGGCACAGGAAAGAGGCTACCATTGGACCAGTAGAACTGATCCGCCACCACGTCGCCGCCGCACTCCACCCAAAACAGGGGGCTCGTCACCGGGAAAACAGTCACGACAACTTCAGCTACGCGGTCGCCTAAAACGGCGCCCGACGAGTCGGTGACCTTCTCGTTTGGTGAAATAAGAGCGTACATGCCTTAAGCTCCCACCCACTGAACATAGGCGGCGCCCGTGACGCCCGTGGAACCGCTGCCGCTGGGAGTTAAGCCACCAGCACCCCCGGCGCCCCGCCCATTCGACGTGTAGAAGTACGCCGCGGCGCTGCCAGAAGCAGCGCCGGCTGACCCGTTACTGCCGTTTGTAAGGCCGCCACCGCCACCAGTAGCCGAAATCAGCGCGCCAAACGACGTTGTGCCGCCGGTAGATCCGTTGACATTGGCGGCCCCACCAGCGCCCCCGGTGCCGACGGTAACGGTGTAGGTCGTGCCTGGCGTGACGGCTACGTTGTTGACGCCCATCCCGCCTGCGCCGCCCGTGCCACCGTCGTTACCGCAGCCCGAGGTATTAGCGCCCGCGCCGCCGCCTCCTCCCCCAATCACGATGATCTGCGCGCGGGTGACGCCTGCTGGCGCGGTCCATGTCGAGCTAGAGGTAAACAGTTGCTCGCGAAGCTGGACAACGGAGGCGGGCGGCACCGACAGTTCACCAGCGGAAAGCGACAGGCCCGAACCAATCGTAATTTCTTCAATAGCGCCGACGCTTGCCGTCGAACGGCCCAGCAGGCGCGCCGTGTTCATCGTCAGGCCAGACGAACCAACAGCGCCAGACGCGGCGGCACCAAGGTTGGTGCGCGCCGTCACGTCCGTAGATGCGCCCGTACCGCCCTTGGCGATGGGAATGATGCCGCCGTTCCAAGTGCCGCTTATGTCGCCGGTTACCGCCAAATTACCGGAAATAGTCGTGTTGTTGCCAACGCTCAGACCGCCAGTAATAGTGACGTTACCCGTGAACGTAGGAGAGTTGACCGTAATAGCGCCATACACATTATCGTAAGTAGCAATCGTGACGCCGAGCGAGGTCTGGACCAAAAACTTGTATGTGCTGGCGCTATCAAGCCAAATCTCATTGACGCGGCCTGCGGCGTCTAGGACGATTGGGTTGGTGTGGGCGGCGGTGCCGGCCGACGTCGTGTACGTCGCGAGCGGCGTCGTGGTGCCGGCGGCGTAAGTATAGACGAGGCCGCCCGTCAAAGGGTCGCCGTTGTTGTCGAAGAACTGCGCCCCGACACCTGCAAAAAGCGAGATAACGACGGGCATGAGCTACCTCGGCACCAGGGTGATCGTGGGTGCGACCGTGTAGGTCACACGCAGATAGTCGTATGGCGACAGCCAAAATACCCCCGCCACCGACCCGACGCCATAGAAAGTTACGTTGTCGCGGGAGAAGGCGATAGCCGACACCGTGCCGCCCGTCACAATCAGATCGACCGAACGGCCGGTCGTGTTCTGGAACGTGAAGGGTGATGCGCCGACGGTGGCGCCGCGGGGCAAGATGTTCCAGCCTGGCACCTCGTCCGCAGGCGGTGGCGCGACGGCAAGGCTCTCAATGGCCTTCGACAGCACGAAGTTGGTGTCGTCGCTGTAGCCGCCAGGAGGGTTAAGCGCCGCGTCTTGCAGCGCCGTTAGAAACACGGACGGGTCGGCCGACGGAGGACCGATCTGCACGTCCTGGAGGGACTCGGTGTTTGATCCGCTGCCCGTGAGGACGAACAGGTTAAAGAAGAAGCGATACCACTCGCGCGTCATCAGCCCCGTGTTGCCGTCGATGACGGAGACGCGAGGCGCGGGGAGGTTGGTGACGTTGAGGACGCTAGGCATTGGTCGGGCTGATCGCCAGTTCGGCGCCCATAATGGCGATCTTCACGGGGTCGGTGCCGGACACCTCGTACACCCGGTCGCGGATCTCCAAGGTCATGCCGAGGCGGCGCCAGATGGTGCGGAAGCCAAACTGGCCAATCCGGCCCATCGACTTCCAATGTTCGTTGGACCAAGTGTGGCCGCCATTGTCCGACCAACGCAGCATAACTCTTGGTATCATGGTGGCTAGGGGTGAGTAGGTGGCGTAGATGACGTCGCCGCTCTCGGTCAGAAGGCGGTCGCCAGACTCGGTGAGAAGCGCACCAACCAGCACCTCCGACAAGTAGGTGTCGATTGAGTCCGGCGGCTGGTCCAGACCTACGCCTGTCTCGCAGTCGAGTTGCAGGGCGTAGTGGGTCGTGCGCTTCAGCGTGTTCGCGCCGGTCGGCAGGGCGCGCCAGGAGCGCAGCCACCGCTGCACCGCGCCGTCGTCAGAGTAGACGTCAAGATCGAAGGCGTAGAGTTTGCCGTTCTGGTAATCGCCCACGACGACTTCGCTGTTGAAAGCCATCTGGCAGTTGCTGCGGTGGCGGGTGTAGTCGCCGTTGTCCCAGCCGGCGCGCTCATGCCACGCCTGAGTAGCCACGTCGTAGACCCAGGTCGTGTCAGCCTGCGGGAAGATCAGCACATAGAACGAGTGGCCGTCTTGCTGGTAGGTGTAGGCAATAGCGTCCGACAGGTTGCCGTACTGCTGGATATGCCACTCGACGGCGTGGGTCGAAATGCGAACGGCTTGGTAGCCATTGGTGCGATAGACGATGCCGCGACCGCGGGTGTCCGCGCCCAGCCAAAAGACGCCGTTGTCCATCTTGGCGACAGAGAAGGGTGCCGCGCAGCCGACCTCGTTGAAGGCGCCCTGGATGCGCTGGAGCGGGAAGTCGGCGGTGCCGGCGTTGTACCAAACCTCGGTTGAGTTGGTGCCGAACAGCCAGACTTCGCGGTTGCTGACGATCAGCGAAAGGAGGCCGTCGGGCGAACCCTCGGCGCTGGCGAAGTCGAGCGGGTCAACCTGCGTGCCTTCCAGCAGGCTTGTCACCCAAATCTTCTGGCTATTCGGCTCGTTGAACACGAAGTAGCCGTCGAGGTAGCCGACGGTCACCGCGCCAGGAAAGTCGATGTCGGTGATCTGCTGAAAGACGGTTGTCAGCGTGTTGTAGATGTAGCTGGGGCCGTTGGCGGCGATGAAGATCTGCGTGCCGTTGTCGGCCATCGACACCGGGCCAGTGTTCGCAACCGTCCCAATGGTCGTGATGTTCCAGCTTGTATCGACGCGGTAGAACGTGTTGCCCGACACGACGTAGCCGTACACGCCCATCTGCCACAGCCCGCGGATGGGGCCTATCCCTACCGTCGCCAGCCGCCGGAGCCCCGGCGCCCGCTGAAGAAACGCCGGCTCCTTGCCGCCTTCGGGGACGACCTCGGGAAAGAGGTTCACCATGCGGCTGTCCGCAGCGTTGACGCTGCGGGCTACATAGGAACTGCCTAGGATCGGCGTCTTCATGCCTTAAACATTCCTAGTAGTTACCTGCAAAAATATTAAACCTCTGTCGAGTGCCAACGATGCTGTACGGCAGCGCCATCACGTCATCCGGGTTATTGATCCGCTTGAGGTTGCGCTTCGACGTCATGGCGATGCGCGACACTTGGAACGACGGTTCAACACCGAACTCGGGCGCCATCTCGCAGGCCAGATTGTAGCGGAAGGCGCGAAGATAGCCCGGTGGGAAGGTCAGGTCGGTGGCCAGATTGGCGGGCTTGGACAACGGCTCGACCGAGACGATGTGAAACTCCAGCACCTTCGTCGGCACCGGATAGACGTACATCTCGATGTTTGGGTAGGTCATGTTGATCCACAGCACCTGGGGGTAGGTGCTGGTCACGGTCTTTACCGCAATGCCGTTGTACTGCTGCTGATTGATCAGCTTGAGGCCGTAGGAGATGCCGGTCGCCGGGTCGCGGAAGTAGGTGCTGTCCTCGACCAGAATGGGGCGGTCGCCAACGATGTCGCCGGTCGGGCCGAAGGTGCGAAACCGCGCGCCGGGCGGCCACGTCTCAACTTGATCAATCGTAGAAAACACGGACAGGCGTTCCGTGTTCCAACTGTCGATCATCTGGTTCATGGCGTTAAGCGCATCTTGCGCCGTTTCCGCAGAAGGCGTTTCGCCTTCCGCCAGCACGCCGAGGAGCCGGAGAGATCCGTTGATAAGCTCGGCGGCCGTCGTCATGTCAGTCGTCCTTAACCGTGCGAGGGCGCCCACGGCGGCGGGGCGTCTCAGCAGTCATTGTACCACCATCAATGTCGCGTGCCAGCATATTGACGGCAGGCGCCTCGTCAGAGCCCGGCGGCGCGATGCGCGACCAACCGTTCTCCTCGTCCTGCTGGGCCTCAAGGTCCATGAAAGCGACCTTAACGCCATGCCGAGGGTGTTCAAGGTAAATGACGGGCATGTGAGCCTCAAAAGGTCGGCCCCCTGCCAAAGCAGGGGGCCGGGTACATTACACGACGCGGTAAAGGGTCCAGGCGCCGGCCGCGGACTTGCGGGCGACGAACTGGGCGCCGGTCGTGACCGGGACCGTCATCGTCAGCGAACCCGTGATCGTCCAGCCGGTGTTGGTGGCGATGATCGCCGTGGCCGAGGACGTGCCGAGGTTCACCAGACGGAAGGTAAACGACGTACCCACCTTGTCCGAGTTGGACAGGGTAAGTTCCAGATCCGCCACCGTCGGCAGCGTGTAGGTGACGGACGCGGCGGTGATCCCGGAGTTCGCCAGGATCAGCCCGTTCAGCACCTGCGCTGCGGTCAGGGTCGCCGCCGTAGTGACGGAGACGGGTTCCGGGAGTGCGTCGATGAGCGGCTCATTGAGGTTGCCGTCACCGATCTGGTAGCCACCACCACCGTTCGGAATTGCCATGGTCGTGTTCTCCTTCTCTCTGCCTTAGCCCCAGAGCCGCACGGCCATCGGCGGGCGGATGGTGTTGAAGCCATACAGCACGTCGATACGGCAAGGCAGGCGGTCGTTGTTGATGTCGTACTGGCGCACAACACGCAGCGAGATGCCGTTGTGAACCTGGCGGGAGGCCATATCGACACCCTGCGGCAGCAGCAGATCCGCGGTGGCGAAGGAAATGGCGTCCTTGTGGTAGATCAGGTTCTGCGGGTACTGCGTGGACGCAGCGCCGAGGAACGTGACCGCCTTGCCGGTGATGGTCAGCGTGCTGACGGTCGCCAGCGCGTTGGTCGGGGAGTACAGCGCCGGGGACACCTTCAGCGTCACCGCACCGCCAGCCGAGGACGTCGCGGCTTCGGTCACGACGAACTGCTGGAGAGCGCCAGTGGACTCGCGGGTCTGCGGGTTCACGGCGAAGCAGTCAGCGATGGTGAAGACGTCGCCAACGAGGAAGGTCAGCGTGTTGCCCGCGCTGGCCAGCACGATCTGCGAGGCACCTTCCACCACGTTGCCGTTCACCGTAGCGCCGGTAGCCGCGCGCGAGCCGGTCGTGTGCTGCTTGATCGACTGAGACATGTTGATCTCGTCGTAGCCCAGCACGCCCACACCCATCATGCCGTTCTTGAACTGGCGGCTGATGGTGTCGGTCGGGTTAAACAGGCCCTTCATGCCTTCAACAAGGCCAGCGTTCGCCGCCGGGTTCACGGTCGCGTAGCGCGGCGACATGACGGCAGCGGCCTCGTTCAGCTTCTGCTGGCCCTGGAGCAGCACCAGCGAAGACGCAGGCGTGGTGCCCGGCGTGCCGACCGACTGGAAGATCGACTTGTAGGCGTTCGCCACGTCAGCGTCGATGCTGGAGGCAAGCTGCGAAATACGCGGCTTCAGCACGCGCTCTGCGAAGTCGTCCAACTGCATGGTCAGTTCGGCCGACGTGAAGTTCACACCAATGTGCTTCTGGCTGGAAACCGTCAGCGTGGTGAACTGCTCGTTGTCGTCCTGCACCTGGAGCGCCGCACCATCGGTCACCAACGCGCGGTCCGGCAGACGGATGCGGAGGGTGGAGCCGATCTTCGCGCCTTCGACGGCAAAGCTGTCGTCGTACTGGCGGTTGACGTTGCGGGTGAGGACGAGGTTGTTCTCAAGGATCTCCAGGGCCTTCCTGGTGATCATGTCGATAGTAAGAAGCGAGTTTGCCATCGCAAAGCATCCTTATCGGTTGCGGGTGGCTTCCCATTTTTTGATCTGGCGCAGGCGCTCGGCCTCAATCCACTCCGACGTAGACATGCTTTTGACAGACCGAGGGTCCGTCGTGTCGTAGCCAGGCGTAGACGTCGAACGAGCCGTCACCGGAGCAATGGGAGCCGGAGCGGTTGATGTTTTCCTAACCGGCGGATTGGAAGCCATCTTGGCCTCAATCTTGCCGATCTCCTTGGCCTGCAAAATAGGCGAAAGGCTTGCAATGCGCGCAGACTCCTTCGGATTGGACCCCAGGAAGTAGATGATGTCGGGGCCAACGTCCGAAGCCTGGATTGACTGGGCCATCACGTCCGTGACGGGGAGGTTCGGGTTGTACGCGACCTGTTCAAAGTCGTCGTACTTGCCGCGGGCCTCCTCCTCCTTTTCGTGGTAGGCTTCGACCAATCGGGCCTGCTGCTGGGCCGCCTCACGCTGTTGAACAAGCTGCTGCGCTTTCTGCTCGGCCAGGGCCTCTGCGTACTTGGCAGCGTTGTCAAAGTCGTCAGGCGCCGGGGGATTGGCGGGCGGTGCCCGCTTCGCCTCCAGTTCGGCCAGCTTTTGGGCCTGCTCACGCTCCCACTTTCGCTGTTCGCGGGCAAGGCGCTTGCTAACAATCGCGTCCAGTTCCTCCTGCGAGAAGGTCTTGGACGCTTCGGTAGTCTGTTCAGCCGGCGTGGAAACATCGGGCGCAGGCGCCGCCGTGGCGGCCTGTTCCGGCGCGGTCACTTCCGCTAGGGACTCGGTAGCTTCGGTAGACATGTTCGATCCTTACGATCCCTGGTGAACCGCACCAGTACGGATGTCGGCCGGCAGCTTTCTGCCGGCCGAAAATCTTAGCCGGGCTCGGCCGGCGCGATGGTGAGTTCACCAGCAGCGACCAGGGCCATGATTGCGGCATAGTCGCTGTTCGCGGGGTCAAGCGGCACGAACGAGGTCACGCCGTTGATGTCCACGCGGGTGCCGGCGAGGTCGCCTGTGAGCGGGTCGTTGTAGTACTGGGCGTTGGTGTACATGGCTTAGAGTTCCGCGCTGAAGGTTAGCGTCTGGTTTGCGTTGGTTGTTTGCGCGCAATCAAAACCCTCAGTAGTCGAGTTAATTACCGAAAATCCAGCCCCACCACCTGCAATAGTTGCTGCCGTTCTCATAGAAGATTTAAAGAAAATCCCCTTAGCGGGGCTAGTGGCTGCCGCTACAATTTGCGATGTGGCTGTGCCGTAGTACCTCTGGCACAGCGCCAGTTCCTGCCCAAACTGTCTGCGCTCGAACGGCGTGGCGACAGAGCCGACCTCAAGCTGAACATTGCCCACATCCCAGGTTCCGCTGGTCTGCGCGCCCACCGTGAACAGGATCTCAACCCCCGTCGTTGCGGCGGCGGGCACCGCGATGTTGACGGAATAGCGCGTCAGCGTGCTGGTGACCGTAAAGGTGCCAGTAGCAATCTGCGTCTTGGTCGGCGTGCCGATGGTGCCGAAAGTGTCCGCGGTCGTGGCGTAGTTTGCCGTCCACGTCACCGTCGTCAGGAGCGAGTTGGCAAGATCAACCGACAGCGTGCAGGTCTGGCCTGCGAGGTCGATGCTGTTGACGGCCTCAATGCGCTGGCCGATCCCAACTGCCGTGACGGAAGCGGCGCCTGTGATGCGAAGCAGGTTGCGATTTGCACCGGAACCCGACACTTGCGCTGCCGTGACGTTCGCGCCCGTGCTGTAGACAAAAAAGCGGTCTACGCAGGGGTAGCCTGTACTGGCCGTAGGCACGCCCGTACCCGCCGTCACGGTAGCCGACGTTGCCCGCTGGGCTATGTACATATTGCCGTTGATGAGCCGGTTCCGCTGAAAGCTGCTCCCCATCACGGTGGTGCCGGTAAAGATCGCATTGCTGTTTGCGTCAAGGCGCAGCGTTTCAACACCGCCCTCTGCAAAAGCGATGGTATCGGCCGCCGGAAAGTAGATGCCCGTGTTGCTGTCGCCCGTCGGGCTAATAGACGGAGCCGCCGCAGACCCTGCGCCCACAACAGCTGTAGCGCCCGACACCGCGCCAGTTGCGGTAACCGTAGCGCCCGACACCGTACCGGAGGCGGTGACCGTAGCGCCCGACACCGTACCGGAGGCGGTGAACGCCGCGCCGTTGACCGTGCGGCCAGCCGTCAGATTGGCAACGCTAACCTGGTCGGTAGTGCCGCTCTGCACAATCGGCAGCACCTCCGTCCCTGCGAGGGGCGTAGTTGCAGCAGGAAGGGCAGAAATCTTGACGTCAGCCATGTGGCTACTCCAGCAAAATTAGACCGCCATTTTCTTGAACGAGGTTATCCCCGTTCTCAGTCTCTAGGTTGTTAAAGGCTAGGTCAGCGTTGTAGCCGGAAAAGAGCGAGATGATGCTACCTAGTCCGATAGCAAGCCCGTTCCGTACCGCTCCGGCAAACCCCATGACCTAGGCCTTGTTGATCGGCTTGCAGTACACCGTACCGTCCGTGGACACCCGAATGGCGCTGACGCGCCAGATGCCACTGGTGGTGAGCGGAACTGCAAAGGGAATGGGCGTGAACGCGGGGATCGGCGTGCTGGCGGTAGTTGCCACCGCGCCCTCACCGACCTCAACGTAGCACGCTTGGTCAGACCAGATGACGACGCCCTGCGGGCCAGCGTTCCAGCCGGTCGTGTTGGCCGCGGTGCCCGTGTAGGACGCCGTTTGGGCGGGAAAATCGGCCTTGGCCAGCGGCTTCAGCAGTTCCATCGGTGTGCCGTCCTTAAGCAAGGAACTTGAGCTTATACAGCGTACTCAGATACAGCGCGACAATTTCGTCAACGATGTTCTGAAGGGCCGTATCGCTCTTGTCCATGACTTTGTAGCGCATTTCCTCAATATCCTTGAGGTTATCCTCAAGGAAATCAACGATGTTGTTCGTCTTCTTGGCCGACATGAGCGAAATCGGCCCAATCAGCCCATGACGGCCCTGGTACGCCTCGGCCAGCGTGTCCGCGAGGTCGATAACGCCCTCGTAGAACTTCTGAAGGGCCTTGTGCTTGGCATAGCTGCGCGTGTTCAGATGGACGGAATGAGCCGTATCGCGGGCTAGGAACAGCATTCCAATGAAATCGGCGCAATTGCTCATTGCATCGGCCCTCCTGGGGCCATCTCAGGCGGCAAGGGGGCCATTTCGGGCTCCATGACGGGCATCTGGCGCTCCATAGGCGTGTCGCGGCCCACAATATCGCCCGTATCCATCGCCGCGGCGATAGTACCCATCACGATGTCCTGGATCTGCTCTGGCGTCATGCCCGCCTGGACAGCCGAAATGCGCTTCGTCTCGGCGTCGTACGCCTTGATCTGCACTTCCTGCGCTTCGATGGACTGTTCGACGCGCTGGAGCATCCCGACGACTTGGTTCAGTTCCTTTGTCAGCGCCTCGATCTGCATTTTGGCCATCTGCATCTCGGGCGACTGGTCTTCGCCTTCCATGACCTTCGGATCAATGATCTTGGCAAAGCGCGCGGCCATCTCCTGCGCGCCCGGCCAGTCCATGTTCTTGATAAACAGGTCACCCGCGACCGACCAAAGCTGCGGGTTAGACTGAAGCAGCATGGACATGGCGTCCAGGGCTTCCTGGCGCTTGGTCATGTAGCCAGGCCCGGTGGTGACGCAGACGTCGTAGATGCCGACCGACGGGTTGTAGATCTTGTCGATCACCAGCCCGTTCTCGTCGCGGATCTCCTTCACGGGCTCCGGCTGAGTCGGGTTGATACGGACCATGCCTACCTCACCGTCGAGGCCGACGATGCGGGCCACGCGGGCGGTGTCGTAGATCTTGGGGATCAGATCGACCAACTGGCGCGTAACGTGGCGGATAGCGCGGGACAGGTTATCGACGTAGTGGTACGTCCCAGTGTCCCCCTGCTTCTCGCGCGCAAGGATGGCCCGGCCAGATCGCTCGTTGCTCTGGGCGCCAAGGCTGCTGTCGTACTGGCCCGTGGTCGCCTTGATGTCGTCAGAGGCGCCCAGCTTGGCCTGGATCAGCCCGGTCTGCGGCAGGGGAGGGGCGGCGCGCTGGGGCAGCGGCAGCGGAGAGCCGGCGCCGTCGGTGACGTCCGGGTTGACCTCCAGGTACGGCCAGTTGTTCGTGTTGGCCGTCTTCCAGTTCATCTCGTACCCTTCAAACTGGCCGCCATAGCCAATGAAGGGTGCCTTGGGGGCCAGGGCCAGCATTTCGGCCTCCTGGCTGACCCAGTAGTTATACATGCGCTGCGCGTCCTTGGCGTTCCGCACAAGGCCGGAGACGTAAAGCTGGCCGTCTACCTCAAACTCGTTGCCGACCACGCGCACGACCGGGATGTACTGCCCGGCCCAATCGCGCTCCTCAAGGATCTCAAAGCCGTTGGTCTTGAGCCACTTGCACTTCTTGCGGTCCACCTTGCGGGTCCGCAGCGGCTTGCCGAACATCTGGCGAAGCTGCTTGTCCTTCGGCGTACCCGAGAAAGCCGTGATGTTGTCGGGGTACAGGTTCAGCGTCGCTTCTTCGTGTTCGTAGTAGAAGTACTCCGCAATCCGAACCATGTCCTCAGACAGCCACTGGGACAGGCTTTGGTCGCCCACGCCCTGCGTCATCAGACTGGAAATGGGGGCGGCGTCCGGGAACATCCGCTCGTATTCGGCCTTGGTCAAATCCTCGGTGATAAAGCACCACTCGGCGTCGGCGCCGCAGGGGTCTTGGATCGCCGGATCCATGTAGACCGAGAACGAGTTGCGGATGCGGCCGATCTTGATGTCCTGGTCGAAGCTGTCCTCGCGGCAGTACTCCGTCAGAACGCGGATGTAGCCCTCGCCGTAGGTGACCTGGTTGTCGCAGGCGGTGTCGTAGGCGACGTCGGCGTCCGAGATGTACTCAATGTGCCGCACCATGCCGTCGAAGATTTCAGCCACGCGCACGTCGGCGCGGTCGTCGGCCGGGATCACCTTGCCCGTCGGGCGGTTCTGGCGCTGCTCGTTCGTGACCTGGCGAACGTGTTGCGGCAGCTTGTTGATTGTTAGGCAAGGGCGGGCGTTGATCGTCTGGCCCTGCACGGACCCGCGGGTCGCCAGCACGTCGGCCGGCCACTGCCACTGGTTATCCGGCGAGCCCGCCATAAAGCGGAGGTCGTCCAGTTCGTCTTCACGGCTGTCGGAGTAGGCCGACAGCGCAACCGTGTAACGGCGGCGCATGATCGACAGGCGGTCGTGGTCCCCGTCGGATACGCGGCCCGCGGCCTGGACGTCTTCGGCGGCCATTACTTTTTCTTCTTCTCTGCCGCACGCTTGGTGGAGTAGGCGATGGCGACGGCCTGCTTGGTCGGCTTGCCGGCGGCCATCTCAGCCTTCACGTTCTTGCGAAAGGCGTCCTTCGACGCCGATTTCACCAGCGGCATGTCATCGTATCCCCATGAACTGCCGAAGCCTAGCAACGTACTCGGTCTGCTCTGGCGTGGACGTGCCCGCAGAAGGATCGCCGGATAGGATACGCGCAGCTACCGTAGCTCGTACATCGTTTTCGTCGGCAGAGTAGTCCTTAAACCGGGTTCTTTGCTCGTCGGTCAAGGAGAACTGAGGCGCGTCAAAGTTCCGGCGCATGTGAACACGGGCCGCCTCGTTCATCATAACTGCGCGCCGCTCGGTGTCACTTAGCCGGCTGTACGGGTTCAAAATAATGCGGTCGTCTTCGGCGGCCATGCCCGTGACGTTGGGGTTGCGGCGAAAATAGTCGTCCTCGCCGGGAAAGAGATCCTGGCGCACGCCTATCCCGTAAAACCCTTGCGGATAGCCTGCTGCGGCGCCGCCGGGCATGTCACTTGCCCTTCTTCGCAGGCTTCGCCGTCTTGGCAGACTCGCGGAAGGCGGCAGCGGTCGGGGCGCCCTTGGAACCCGGCTTCCGCATCTTCTCGCCGGATCCGGCGGCGATGCGCGCCTTCTTAGCTGCGATGTTGCTGTAAAGACCTGGCTTGGCCATCAGCACTTCCACCTTTTCATGCTCGCCTTAGCACGGTCGGCGTTTTCGGACTTGGCCACAACCCCCGCCATCCGGGCGCAAAAGGATTTCTTCCGGCCCTTGTCGGCTTCGGTCTTCGGGCTCGGAGCCGGCGGCTTGAGGTTGGAGCCCGTCTCACGATTGTACTTGGCGCGGCCCTTCGCCGTGAGGCCCGCGCCCTTACTCGTCGGCAGTTTCTCGCCGCGGCCAACCGCCAGCGAAACGCCTTTCTTCGACATTAGGCGCAGTGAATAACGGCAAAGTTAATGACGACGGCCTCGGACAGCGGGCTGGCGCTGATGTTCCGCACCGTAATGGTGACGGAGCCAGCGGCCTTGCCAGACACCCAGCAGTTATACGCCCCGGCAGTTGCGTTCTCCGATACGCTCAGAACCACCACGTCGTTCACGCTGATCTTGGAGTTGTTCATCGTGAACGTCACGTTGGTCGTGGCGCCCAGCGCCGCGGCGTTCATCGTGATGCGGCCCGCCGACGTGTTCAGCGTCACGGCCGTGGACTTGCTGGTCTGCTGCGTCACTGCGCCCTGGGCAGACGGAGCATAGCCAAGTTCGTCGCCCGACAGGATGCGGTCAGACCCGACAATATCCTGGTCTTCGTAGGCAACGCCAATCGGCTTCGTGTTTGAGGACATGGCTAGGCTCCCATCCAAGACGTCTGTATGCCGCCGGCACCATAACTGCGCCGGGTTTCACGTGCAACATATTCCCTATGGGCCACCGGAAAGGCGAAAGTGACCGCGATGGCGTCGGCCGCGTCGGGGCTGGCCAGCCCGCGGGCCTTCATGTCCTTTTTGCTCTCCAGGTAGATGGTACCCTTGCTGTCGGGCTTCATCATTGGCCCGGTCAGGTCGTTCTTGAGAAAGCGGTCGTGCGGGACCGAGGCCGTTTTCAGCCACTCCCGCATCTCGCCCCACATCTCGGCGCGCTTGTTGCCCCACATGAGCGGGTTCTTCGACTTGTTGCCGAAGTTGACCCCCTTGATCTTGTACCGCTGCTCCTTGAGTCGGTCCACGATGCCCGCCCCCAGGCCGCCCTCGTCAATGACCACCAGCGCCGGCTTGTACGTCTCAATGGCTTCGATGACGTGGCCCACGACCGTCATGGTGTCGTCGCCCTTGAACCGCTTGATGGTGGTGACGTCGCGCCCCTGGCGCACGGCGATGACGGTGCTGTCGGACCCAAACCTAGCCGGGTCCACGCCGATGACGACGGGCGCCGACGGATCCTTGTGCGGCGCCCGGCGCATAGCCTCGTCCACAACGGAGGCGCCGATGAACTGGTCGTCGGAGGCGTTCGGAAACTGCCCGTACACCTCGACGTGGGCTTGGGTGCTGTCGGGGCCGTACTCGTCGATGATCTGCTGGTAGACCTGCTTGTCGGTGTTTTCGACCGACCTGGCGTCCACGATCTTTGTAGCCCAGAAGTCCCGCTTGGAGTGGAAGCACTCGTAGAAGTACCCCGCGTTGCGGCGCGGGTTGCTGAACGCCAGCCAGAAGCGGTTCGGCGTGTTCTCGGTAAAGAAGCCCGCAGCGACGCCCCAGATCGTGTCGTCGATACCGCTTGCCTCGTCGTAGATCAGCATCACGCCGTCGAAGTTGTGGACGCCCGCGTAGGCGTCGGGGTTCTCCGCCGACCACAGCCTGCCCTCGACGCCCCAGTAGCGCGTGCCCATCTTGAGGTCGCGCTCGACCAGTTCCGTCAGCCACTTCGCCGGCATGACCCGCGTGGCGCTGACCTCAAACCAGTGGCTGTTGAGGCTCATACTGAGCCACTTGGTCACCTCGGCCCAGGTGACAGAGCGAAGCTGCGCCTCAGAGTTGGCCGACACGATGGTCGTTGAGCCAATCCGGGTCGTCAGCATCCAGATCACCAGCCAACTGACCAGCGCCGACTTGCCGATACCGCGGCCGGAAGACGTCGCCATGCGGAAGGTGTCGTAGTCGATGCGGCCTTGGTTGGCCTTGATGTGGTCGGCCAGGTTCTGAAGCACCTCGCGCTGCCACTTGCGCGGTCCGGCAAAGTGTTCCAGCGGCGTGCCCTTCTGCCCCCACGGGAAGGTGAACAGCACAAACTTGAGTGGGTCGTCCTTGATGGCCGGCGTCCACAACCGGCTCATCAACTCCATCTCGTCGTCGGGCGAGTACTTAACGGTCTGCATTGACGCGCTCCGGGTACGGCAGGGCGTCGTTCACGCGGGCGCGCTCGGCAACTGTCTCGGCCACGCCTTCAATGACGCGGCGCTGCGCCTCCTGTAGCGCCGACGTGATCGAGATGGTCTGGTTGACCTCGACCTGCACGGCCTGCTTCGCCACCCAGCCGTGCACGTGCTTGAGGATGTCGAGCGCCGCCTTGGCGTCGCCGTCCTTGGCGGCGTCGTACAGAACGCCGGCCATCTCCATCTCGCCGTCGGCGCGTCCCTTCTCCTCGGCCAGCGCCGCCAACGGGTCAAACTGGCAGAGCGCGCGGTACTCCGTCGGCGTCATGCCGGAAGCAAGAGCGAGCGTGTCGCCCTTCAGCCCCTTCCGCGCAGCGTTGTAGATGGCCTCCAGGCGCGCTTCGGTCGCCTGTAGCCGCCGCGGCTCATAGGGCAGCGAGAACACGGTCATAAGCCGAATGTACCACGATCTTTGGCGGGCGGGCAACTGACGTGTTGCAATAGACTTTGTAGCATGTGTGTTTTGCATTTTGCAAAAATTGTTTGCAGCCCCTCCGGCCCAGGGCGCCCGGCGCCGCGGGTCCCCTCCCCCCGGCCGTATACGCTAGACAATCTATTGCACGCAACCTAGCGCCGATTGCCTGCGTTATACAATCTATTACATACGATCAAACGCCTGGTCATATGAACATATGAACAGCTGTTCAATTGAACAGGTGTTCACATAATGCCTGGCGCGGAGCTGGCGCGTGGGCGGTGTGGGCGGTGCTGGCGCAAGCCGGTGCGACACATGAGCGTGTGGGCGGTGTGGGCGGCTCCCACACATGTTGACGCGACACATCGCAGCTGCGCGGGCCGGAAGCGTCGGCGCGAGGGTGTGGGCGGTTGTGGGTGGTGTGGGCGGTCTACAAACCCCTTTTTCAATCGCACGCCAGACATGCACTATACACTACTGTTATATTATAACATCATTAGTCTAAACAATAACCCCCTACGCTACCCACAACGCCCACACCGCCGCAAAAACCTAGACCGCGCTAGGGTTTCAGCGCGCCACACCCGCCACCCACACCCACACCCACACCGCCACCCACAATGCCCACACCCACACACTTTTTTGCACTGGCGCTGCAAAATCTCTTGCAATGGCTGTAGCGCATCCTAATATGGTGCCTGTGAGCAACGGAAAAGGAACCGCCCACATGGCCCACAACGTTAGCCCCGGCACGTTCTACAAGTTCCGCCGCAGTGATTTTATTACCTTGCTGGAAAGCGCCCCGCCGCAAGCGCGCCCGAAAGCAATTGGCCGAATGGACAAGGTTCAACTGCATGCCGAGGCACTGCGCCTTGCGCGCGAATTTCCTGAATTGGCGCAACGGGCCGCGAAAATTGCTGCAAAGCTAGAGCGCCCCAACGCCACCCTGTTGGCGCGCGCTGTTGGCCCCTGCGGAAAGTAAATGGCTGATTGACGTTCCGGCTTCCGGGTGGACCGCCACCCGGTTTCCCGAGCGCCAGAGGCTCGATAACGGAGAGGA